GAATGCCGCGAACCGCCCAAGCGCGGCGGTAATGGGTCACGCACTCTATACACGCTCCACACGCCACCTGAAGTCGGGACAGGGCGGGAGTAATCCCGCCACTTCCTACCCGGGAGCGGGACGCAACGGGCACAAAGACAGGACGCACGCACATGCATCAGAGACGATAGCCACCACGCATAGCGGTCGCGTAGTTGCGGCCATTGGTACGAACACCGGAACGGTAATTGCGGGCCGAAGCACCGCGAGAAAGAGCCTGACGAGAACGCATGAAGCACCTCCTACTTGTGAAAACCAAAGGGATTCTTATTGGCACCACCGAAAAGTTTACCGATACCGGTGACAAGGCCAATAAGCTGAGTAATATCACGGCCCTTAAGTCCGACAGCATCAGACCAACGCTGAATCGAACCACCGACAGAATCAGCAAAGTCGGCTTGAATCTTGGCAATGCGCGCGGCCTGTTCGGCAGAATCGGCAATATGGCCCGCGGCGCGAATATCCTGCTCAAGCTTCAAAACCTCCTGATTGACCAAGTGGACAAGAGAAATCTTGTGCTCGGTATCAATATCGAGGTTACGAACAAGAGCCTTAATCTTGTTGACTTCCTCCTTATAAGTGTCACCACGCGCTGAGGACTCATAGGCCTGCGAACGAATAAGACCCTCGCGGGGTTCAAGGAGGGTATCAATCTCACGCTCCTGGGCGGCAGTCAAGGCCGCTGACGAACGGCTTTGCGCCGTCTGAGCAAGGATACCCGGAAGATTGAAAAGAGAAGTGAGCATGTGAAAAAGGCGGGTCGGATCGAAGTTCGGAGAAGACGCCTGAGCCTGAGCGGAAGAAGCTTGTGGAGAGTGCGGTGTCATAGGAGAACCGGCACCGCCGCCGTACATGAGACCGGTATTCAAACCGGCCGCACGCATGGAATCGGCTTGACGAGAATAGGCCGAAGAAGCAAAATCGACATTGCGCTGATGGGCGCGCTCGGCCTCGGAGGCAGAAAAATCGCGGGCCTTCTGAGCCTCAAGGGCATTAAAGGCCATCTGTTCGTGAGTAAGATTAGTGCCGGATGTTTCATCCCAAATATCGCCTACAGCATCACCAATAACATCGGCAACTTCACCACCGCCAATCGCACCAGCAGCACGAACACCGGGACTACCTGCATCCTGAACTAAATCAAGGGCGTCAACCGCGAATTGTATAGGATTCAAATTCATTAGAATCGACTAAGATTAGAATCTACGAAGTCCGGGGGTTCCGTACATGGGCAAGGGCCGGGTGTGATGAAGCTTGAGAGCGGTGTCGAGAATGAAAGTGTCACCCTCGGCAGAAATACGGGTGACGGGAGGGTCGTCCTCGATGAAAGTCGCATCGAGTGCGGGGGCACTTTCAAAATCAAGTGCCATGTGAAAAATGTCGAGAGAACCGGCCACACCAGAGCGAAAGAGGCCGGTTACGCGGGAAGCCATGTAACGCATTTCCGCGTAACGCTCCTGATAGCCCCAAACATCATCGGGATTACCGGGAGGAAAAAAAATCTCCTGCGTGAGGACCGCTTGTTCGCCGAGATGAGCCTTCAATGGCTCATAAAAATCATGACGGGTACGATAGGTAAGTTCACGGTCCAGCATGGACTGATAAGTCAGAGGAGCGCGAATTGAAGCGAGGGCCATCAAAATACCATGCTCCGAAGAGGAGTAATTAATGGTGGTGTCAGAGCCCAACTGGGCGTAACCGGTCAAGGTACCCTGTGGAGTCTCGCCGGACTCGGAGGTCTGAGGAACGACTTTCACATTCATCATGGATTCACCGCCGCCGATGTACTCAGGACGCTGAAGACGAGCATCGCCGGTGCGTGTCTTGAAGCGGGACCAAACGGCCTCCACATAGCGGGTACCGCCACGGGCATCAAGTTCCCAAATCTGCTGAACGACCATCGCCTCGCGAAGGGCATTGATAGACGCAGAAATCACGCCTACATCGGCGTAGACGTTGGATGTATACTCGCCGGACTCGGCCCCTTCGGGACCGATACCGAAAGAATGACCGGCAGCGCCGGGATTGAGCAACCAGATAACCTCTTGGTTGGTGTCCTCGGTGGTGTTGGTAAGGGAGTTGGACGAATCGGCATCATAGTCCCAAAAATTGGTGGGACCGGTGCCGAAGACCGGAGCCTGTCCGGAGTTCTCCCAGGGTATGGGAACCGAAGGCCCCTTCTGAGGCCACGGACGGGCAGAGGTGAAATAATCGTGACGCTTGCCGCGGCGACGGGTCACCGACCATGTGCCGTAATCATCGGGACCGTCGCCCATAGGAACTGCCACGGCGGCTTGCAGATCCTGATCCCGGAACCAGTCATTCCAGACGAGATGATAGGCCCGGAAATAAAGTGCTGAAACACGCTGAGTGGGGATAGTAGGTTGAATGGGCTCCAAAGGAAGCCCGAGGTAATCACCGAGGTCGCCGAGTACGGGAAGGTATCCGGTATCACCAATCAAGTAGGGTATGGTGTACTCGGGATTGTCGCCGATGGGAATCAAGGGCTTATAGCCCTGAAATTCCTCCCAATGGTTCCAGACAAGACGCAGGGGGATGAAGAACCACCGGACGTCCAAATAAAGAACGTCCATCATGGGAGTCTTGAGTGGGCTTAGAAGCCGCAGGACGCAATCGAGGCGCGCCTGGGCGGTTTCGCCGGGGTACATGAGAGTTTGGACGATGGGGACCAGCTCGGCAGCCTTGAGGGTGGTCTTATAGACCCGGGACCGGTCAAACTTCGACCGCTGGACCTGCGGTGCCTGAATCTTGGCGAAATCATGCTGCCGGGCCGGGGATACTGTGTTACGCATGGTAATACCCTTTAAAAAGGTTAAAAAAGGAGTGGTACCCGACTTTTAGACTCAGGCTCCGGGCGCTTACTCACCGGATTTAAGAGTCGGGACCACTGGGCACATATATATCAAGAAGACATATGTGCCTAATCGCCCTCACGCGGCGTCCGGCGAGGCTGGGCCTCGGGGTCCGGACGGGTAGCGGTCGCGGGAGTCGGCGCGGGCTCGGGTGCCTTAGGGGGCTTCCTGAAGCCGCGCATGCGATGTTCGAACTCCCGCTTGAAAGAGCCGTTCTCCACGGCGGTAAGCCACGCGGGAATGCTGTTCGCGTAATGCTCACGAATCCAGACGGGAAGCTGGAGGAAACGCCGCTCGGCAGAAAGGGCCATGTCAAGGGCCGCGGCGTAGTCGGTGGAGGTGGGCGAAGTGAAATCGCCGAAAATGGGTTGCCTCGGGCCGGAAGGCCCGAGGCGGGACGCCATGTCCACGATACGGTTGATGTCGAGAGCGGCGGCTGGTCCCTTCTGGACGGTACAAGTACCGTCCGGAGGGCGGGTATAGACGCGGGTCATGCTTCACCTCCAACATCCTGCGTTGCCGCATCGTAGGCCATGACGATTTGATAGAGTGAGGAAATCCGGCGAGAAGTGCCGGTGAAGGTGCCGCCGATGTCATCGAAATCGGCGAGGTGGTAAAGATCGTAATCGCGGAGATACCGCGAAACGACCGAGGAAGGATCGCGCTTGACGTAGGTGACGACCATGCGCTGGGCGGCAACATCGTCCACCGCCTGTATGGGCGGGGCGAAGGAACCGGTGACGGTATCACGAAGGGAATAAAGCTTCATAGAAGCCCCAAAAGGTGACGCCGGCGGGAATCGCCGGCGGGGGGAGAGCGACTCCACCCAACACAAAAATACTGCCGCGCACGGCAAAAGTAAAGGGAAAAATAGCTGTAAACCAGCTTGGCAGCCCCGGCAACAAGTAGGCCGGGGCTCAAAAAACGAAAAAAATGAAGAAAATGAAAAAAAATACAGAAATCACAAAATAGAAGAAGACTGAGAATGAATAGAAAAAGAAAGTTCAGAACGAGCAGATAACTGAGAAGGAGAAGAACGAATAAAAGATGTATCAGATGTAGCATAAATATCAGACTTAACAGAAAGAGAATGAAAAAGAGGAAAACGAAAACGCTCAAATAGCTTGCGATAATATCGAGGAATACCATATGTACCAGAAGAATCACGATAAAAACCAAGTCGGGCATCATCGGAATACTTAAGGGCATAATCATGCCCAATGCCCGGACGAGTAGAAACACGAATAAATGGGGGATGCTGACCACGTTCAATATAAGCTTGACGAGTGGTAGCATCATGAAGCTTATCAATGGTGTAACCCACCGTATAAGCAACAGAGGCAGGAGTCACCTCACCCACATCGTGGGTGCCGTAGGGCCAAACAAGAGACAACAAATCAGACTGAGGTGGCGCATCATGAACCGGCCGCAAATCAGTCGGCCGGAAACCATAAAGAATCACATGATAATGAGGACGACCAAACTTAGAGCCATACTCACCACACATAATATACCGGAGCTTACGCCCGGTCCGCTTACGAAGTGAACGAATAAAAAGAGAAAAATGCTGAGGGTCCAAAGTAGCATGGCCGTTGCCATAATAATCCTGTAAATCCTCATCGCGAAAAGTCAAGGTCAAAAAAGAAGCCTCCTGATGGGAGGCTAGCTCATGAATGCCGCGAACCGCCCAAGCGCGGCGGTAATGGGTCACGCACTCTATACACGCTCCACACGCCACCTGAAGTCGGGACAGGGCGGGAGTAATCCCGCCACTTCCTACCCGGGAGCGGGA